AATAACTGCTGGTAGTAGTGTATCCTGTACCCGCTTGTGAACTACCGCTTTCTATTTCATCCACCGATGCACTAAAAGATGAGTTAGCTGTATCAATAGATAATACTTGATTTCTTACAGGAACAACATCATTTGAGTCTGGTTGAACTGTCACTCTTACTCTAGTGCTGGCTGCACCATCAACATTTGAAATACTTGTGATATTAGCAGATGTTAAAACAATTTCGCCAGATGAATAATCAACTGTACCAAAAGATGAACTTGTGTATATTCTAGTTGTACCACTTAAATAATATGCTCTTAAATTACCAGCACCATCATCATCTAAAAAGTGTTCATTGGTTGAACTATCATCATTGATTTTAAATCCTGTTGATGAAACAACACCACCTGCTGTTTTATTATGTTCACTATGTGGATTATAAAATGCGTTGTTAAAAGATAAAGTATATTTAAGTGCTGAATTTAAAGTTGGTGTAATAAACTTATACATTTTGACTTTTGTAATATTTGATAATATAGATGTGTCAGCGCCATCTATTGTTTTTAGAGCCTCTGAATATCTAAACATACCTGTAAAGCTTTCTAAAGTATTTGTATTATAACTTGATATAGCATTTAACACATTTGTTTGAAGTGTTGAAACGTCTTTTGTTGTCAAACTAGAGTCGTATTTAAAAGTTGTGGTTAAAATTATAAAAGTTGTTTCAGGATCAATAATCACAGGTGTTACCGAAGCAACAGCAAATGATTTAAGACTTTGTACTATACTTTCTTTTGTAGCAGTTGTTAAATTAGAACCTGACTTTGCTTTAATTGAAATATAAACTTTACCATAATCAGGAGTGGCAGCGTCCTCACCACCATAAACTTGAACTGATTGAGCATTTGCATATAAACTTTTTACAAGAACTTTATAATCATCTGCTGTAACCGCTCTATCTTGTGATGTATAATCTCTTGGTGCGTTGTATTTAATTGAAGTGATTGATTCTGGTCCATCGCCATTTGAAGCATTTTCTATTGTTGTAATTGTCACGTCTGAAAAACCACCAACATTATCTGACAGTGTAAAAGTGGTTGCACCATTTGGCTCATCACGATTACAAGTGATGTAATCTAGTATTACAATATTACCATCAGCAATTGCTTTTCCTAAAACACCATCACCAAAGTAAACCTCAAATCTACCATTTTCAACTTCTTGTAAAAAATAAACTCTTGATGTTGAATCTAATCCTGTAATACCTTGTGCTAATGTATATGTGTTTGTAGTAGAATCTGAAGTTGAGTTTTGAACTTTAACAGAAAGAGTTGTTGTATCAACATTGTCATTTGGTATAATAAATCTTTGCTCTGTATCAGATGTATTTGCTGTGTATTTGTAATTTAAATATGTGCCTTCGTAAATATCTAAATTAGAAAATTTATAAACACCATCTACTGGCGAAATACTTACGTCAGCATTATTTACAAAAGAATAGTTTGTGTTATCAACCGTAGTTGTGAATTTTGTTCCTCTTGCCATTGTGATAGAAGCGCCACTTCCATTATTAACAAGCACATCAATTCTTGCTGTTGAGGCCACAGCACTTCTTGGTGTGTATCCAACTTGTTTTGCTAATGATACAACACTTGATCTTTGGTCAGCACTATCAAGATACATTTCATTTGCTAACATATTAGCATTGTAACCAAGATAGTGTGTATTGTAAGCAAGAACATCTAAAAGAATATTCATTCCAGAACCCTCAAAGTCGTAATCTGTAAATTCATCTTGTTGTTTTAAAAATGTTTTTAGATTATCTTTGATTCCGTCAAAGTCTAATTGTGATATGTCTAATTTATTTGCCATCTATCTTAATCTTTCTAAAAATGATTCTACGATTACAGGTGTAGGGTGGTTCTGTACATAAAAATTTATAGATACGAAATAACCATTTCTATCTAAATCAGGTTGATTTTTTACCTGAACTAATCTACATCTTGGTTCATAATTTTTAATTAATAACTCTATTTGTTTACCAATGAAGTGAGTCATTTGAGGAGATATATTTTCAAATAACATGCCTCTCAAATTAGAACCTACTTCTGGATGAAAAGGCTTTTCATAATGATTTAAGTTGATAAGATTTCTAACGCTTCTTTTTACAGACTCAACATCTAATAATTTTTGAATATCTTTTGTAGCACTGTTTTGTTGAAAGTCTAAATTTAGATCCTTGTAAATTCTAGCACTTCTTGTGCTTTTATTTGTTAATCTACCAGCGTCATATCTTGCCATGTTTCTCTCCTATTACTATTTATACCACTATCCTGCAAAAACATTACTTGAACCTGTGGCAACTGCTGTACAACCTGATATACTATCACCAACTCTTCCACATCCTTTACCATTAACAAATACTTTTGTTGACCCTACTGCTATTGGTTGAGCGTGTGATGGACAAGGGGTACCAGGCAATTGATGACTAGTATTGAGATCACCTTGTCTTGAAACACCTGTGCCATTTACAAATACGTTTGTTGATCCACCTAATCTTGATGGCACTGAACAATGAACTAAATCTAGGTCACCTATGACACATACAGCTTTACCCATTATCTTTTATTCCTCTTTTTTGTATTTCTTTAAATTTAATCATAAAACTGTTTATCAACTTATGTTCCTCTTCCGAATGAGGTTCAGGTGGTGCTGTTGGCACAAATTTAATTAAATGGTCAAACTTTTCAGGAATATCATTTATATTTGTATATTCAAAAAGTTTTTTACCTATCTTAACAATAAACTCACCTTCCATTTTTTTTTCTTTTTCTTTTCCTTAAATAATATGTTTTACCTTTTATCTTATAAACTCTTTTAGGCCTAAATTCAGGTTCATATGGTTTACAAACCCAATCAATTATCCTTTTAAAATAATTCATTGGAGTATCCTCCTATATTACTTCTTCTTACTTTTCTTTTTTCTTAATGGTGGTTTAGTCGCTTTAAAAGTGTTTACCTTGTTTGGCGTTAAAGTCATGCCATCAGGTGTAGGCACTTTTCCTTCATCAATTAATCTTTGTCTGTTTTTTAAATGTTGTGCTTGAACAGCTTCCTTATCGCCACCGTTATAAGCAACAGCGTGTCCCTCTTCCATCAAAGTTATACTGACCACTTGATCGTTGATTGTTCTAAAATCACCTAGAATACGACCAAATTTACCTTTCATGTTTTCTCCCATCTTGGAAACTTGGGAAATTAAGATTGCTTCTGAGCTTAACAAAGAAGTTAGTCTTTGTTTTGCTGCTTCGCCAAAAACTTTTTCAATCCTATCAGATGTTCTTGATTCAGGACAGTCAATTCCTACAATCCTTACTCTTTCATTTCTTAACCAACAGCCAAAACCTAAATCTATGTCAACATCCACGGTATCACCGTCAACCACTTTTAAAATATTTACTTTATACTCGTACATATCGGTTTTCCTTTACATTTTTACAATAACTATTTATAATCGCTTGACGGAATCGTTGAAAAATGTTATAATAGTAGTTATGAGTGGCGATGGAGACGTAGCCACTCTGGACGCACGGCCTGGTTAGCGCTGCCAGGCCGCTAAATCCTAAAAAAATGAGAACAAAACAAGAACATCTGGTATTTTACCATTTTTTTCCATTTTTTTCTTGACATTCCTCATTTTTTAGTGTAATATTATCGTATATTATGAAAAAAACTGATAAAAATTACAAATATAGAGATATCCTAACTGCGACAGATTGCGCTATTGCAAATGAAGTCGATTTACGGTATAATGATAGTATGAATAAACAAAAAAACAAAACTTTTAATGTGTGTTATTTAAGAGAGTACATTGATCCTGAATGTGAGAGTCAATGTTTTGACGCTTACGAGACAATTTACAGAAATGTACCTGAAAAATACAGAGATTATTTTAATACAGAATCTATGAAGATGAAAATCTTAAAATTTTGTGACTGGAATTACAAAGATATGGCTACTAACCATACAAATGTATCAAGAATTGAAATTATTGACCACGATCAATATTATACCTCTTTCGCTGATGTGTTTGGTGACACTATGCAAGAACACGAACTAGAGAGAGAAAAATTACACATGTTTAACGACTATGGACAACAGTATGATAGACAATCTTTAAGAAAAGATTTTGATATC